TCAAATAATCATAAGCAATCTTACACTCTTTGGGTTTCTCTACACAATACACAATACCTTCATTTTTCCCTTCTATGACACCATCATCAAAACCAAACCGAGTGCCTAAAAGAAATGCAACACCAATGGTTGCAAGAATACCAAAACAAACTGTTCCAATAGCAAAATCATCGTTCATTTTACTTCACCTCATTATAAAATACAGGAACTTCACCACACATTTTAGTTGCCGCAGTATCATTCGCAGCATAAGATTTCCTACATTCTATCACAATCTCATAAGTTTTCACAAACATCTCCCTGTCCTTTTGAGTATTGTAAATATCCAGATACTTACCATAAGCATCCGTTCCAAATCCCAAAAGAATAGTAAGAAATAAACTTCCAATCATAAGAACTGGAATGAGTAGTGCTTCCCAATCAAGGTTTTTCATAGTTTTTCAATCTCCTCACACAATTCTAACACATCAGCACACATAATCACACCAGGGCTTTGTTGGAGTTGGTTGATGACTTCACGGAGAGCAAGAATGAGAGCATACTTCTCAGTCCTTTCTGAATACTTTGGTTTCCACAGGAATGCTTCCATAATCTTTTGTGCTCGTTCAGTCATAGTGCCTCCAAATCTCCATTAATAATGTCTTTGATGATACTATACTTAATTTTATCAATTTCTTCATTCACCCACTTCTTCACACCCTCATTCATACTTTTGAGTGCGGTTTCCCATTCTTTGTCAGTCATCGTATTTCAGTTTTAAAGTGAATAACATAATCAGAGATACAATACTTACTAAATGTCCAATTTGTTCTCCAGTCATCGTTCAGCAACCACGATAAAGTCATTCATAGAAATACTCCTCTTACTTTTAGCAAGAATACCTTGATTTGGAAAATAAGGAACTGCTACAAGATTATAGAATGGTCTTAACTGCTCATAGAGAGTATAAAGGTGTCCGTCTTTCTTGTATCGGTAGAGTTTCATTTCAGTCATAAAGTTTCTGTGTGTGAGAGTATTATAAGGCATCCACAGGGTCTGTGGTGAGGTCTTGTGCCAGTTTAGAAAGTGTCCTCCTTTATAGATTTCTCCACAATCTCTAATAATTTTTTGGGAGTAATGGAACGAAGTGCTTCATTTTCTTTTCGCAATCTTTCAACTTCCTTTCTAATTTGTTTGTTGTCTTCTCTAATTTGTTTGATTTCTTCTCTAAAACCAGACAACCAATCAGTCATAATACATCTCCTGTTCATAACGGACATAATCACTTTGAAGATAGTTAAAGAACTCTCCGTCTTCACTTCTCATAGTATAGCACCATTCTTCAAAGATTTGCCCAATCCACCACCAACCAACTTGGATTTTCTCAAAGAAGTTCATAGGACGATCGTAGAGTTTAGTCATTTTTCTTCCCGATTACTAATAAAAACTTTGAGAGTTCTTCCGTCATCCTGAAAGGACAACTCTACCTTATTATTGTCGTCCCAATTTACATAAGACCTTCCATCTTGGTCAATCACTTCTACACGGGTTACTTTATCAGTTGGGTAAGTCATAATACCTCACACAATGGAAACACTCTTACACTTGAAATAAATCCTGGTTTTGTATATTTGTCCTTATAATCTGCTGCGAATACCTTTGCTTCTTCTCTTGTATCAAATGTTCCAAAGTATCGGTGAAGTCCCTCTACACCTTCATATTTGTTATAAAGTCCCACTATCCACTTATGAGAATGTTCTGGGTAGGTGTCGTTTTCAGCAATCCAGTCATAGTATGCGTCCTTATTCATTCCATCCCTCAAAGTATTCAGTGAAAAATTCAAAAGCAAGAGATTGTTTGTTGTTATTAAGTTCTACACCAAAAAAAGAACTGGCAAGAAAAGAAAGTGTGATATGAAATCCACCAGAATGATAAAGATGATTGGTAGGATTTTCATAATTCACCCACAGAAATGAATGATTTTTGAAGACACCAAACTGCCAAGTATGAGAGGTTTCACCATTTTCCCAAACTTTTTTGTCGTATTGGAAGAGTTTCATCGGTTTGTTGTGTATAAGGCTATGATAAACCAAAAAAGGGGTCTTATGGAGACCCCGTGTACCAGTTTTTCAAGTGTCATACTCTTCTATTGTTTCTTGGAGGGCAGCAACAATTCTATCATTCAAAGTATCATCAGGATCATTGAGAATTTGTTGCAGAGGGTCATTATACTTCTTCTCTACTTCTTTCACCCGTTCCATAAAACTATCAAACCCATGATCGCCACTATAGAGATAATCAATGTGACGCATGATCTCTGACATCTTACGCATCTGTGGCAGATACGATTTCATACACTCAATTACTTCTTCTGGGTATCCATGATGGTATCCCCATTCATCATTCATAAAATTGTTTTGAATTTCTTCTTCCAATTCATCAGCAAACTGAGCTACTTTGTAGTAGTCATATCCACAATTACCAAAATGTCCGCCACTCATTGTTGATTCTCCAAGATAGTTTTGATGGTTTTAAGATCTTCTATTCGTTGTTTGGTTTCATCGTATCTTTCACAATACCAATCAACATCATTAACTTCGTGATTAAGTTCTTCCCTAATATCCCATTCATAACATTGAAGATCTCCTTCTTGGTCTTGTATGAAGTATTCTAGAGTGTCAAGGAGTGACATTTTCAGTAACTGGTGGTGGAGGAGTAGGAGGAAGTTGAGATGGTGGGGGTGCAACTTGAGGAGTTGGAGTAGGAAGAATAACGGGTTGCGGAGTTACTTGAGATTGTTTTGTTTCTTCAAGTTGTTTTTCAAGTTGTTGAATTTTTTCTTCCAAAGGTGCAGTTTGTTCAGATTTAATTCCCTCAGACATTTTCCAACTTGCAACACCAACACTGAAGATACTTGCAAGGGCAGCAACAACAGAAATGGTCTTGGAAAAACTCATTGATAATCTTCCTCATCAAAAGTAAAGTATTCGTAAATTGAAGACATTACACAATCCTCAATTTGTTCTATGATAGCATCTTCAGTGGGATTCTCCACATGTTTATGAGCCCGTGAATACCCACGACGTACACCTTCTTCTATTGCTTGTTCTAAAATGACACGAAATTTTGGTTTCATGACCTCAACTCATCTGGGGCTATAATAAATCGGATTTGGAAGAAATGTCAAAGTAGTGGACAGTTTACAAAGTGTCCTCGTCAGGCAACTCCTCATCTAAATCTACACCATCCAGAATTTCATCTGACCATTTTCTCAAGTTTTCCATCACTTCATCCATTGGAATCAGTTTTTCTTTACCAGTTTCAATATCATCAACCATCTGCATTAGATGTTCAAGAAACTCTTTTGGATAACATTCATCCTCTCCGAGAGTTGCCCAGAACCATTCTTTACATTCTTCTTCTGGATCTTCTACAGTTCTTAGTAGAGCATAATCTGCATAGTTAGATGTCATCAGATCAGCCCAGATTCGGAATGCTCCACGAATACTCTGCCATCCTGTCATCCAACAATGACCAATCCAATACTCAAACCAATTCATTTTGGTTTTGTTGGGGTGTGTTCCTTTAACTGGTGTACTATACATCATTATTCCTCATTCATTTCATCATCTTTCAAGTGATTCCAGTTCCAGGTTCTAGAAAGAACATCAATGTCCAGACCAAACTTATATGCCCAGAATAGAATACTCAAAGTGTTACCACTTCCTGATTTAATTTGAATATAGGGCCAACTAGGATAATCATTCCAACTTACAGAACCTTGAAAGAATGCCCAACGGTCTGTAAATAAAACCTGAACGTACCATTCATGTCCAAAGTCCTCACGATGAAAACATTTAGCAACTTGAAAAAATTTAATTGGTTTCATAATCAATACCTATTACATCCGAACAAAGCACCACCGATTGCTGCACCCACAGGAACAGACCAATAATAACCATTTCCACGACTCATACTAGCAGCGATTCCTCCACCCAAAAGAGCACCCAATGAAGTTCTAGTGGGATTACAATATACACCACCCCGATAATATCCAGGATAACCATATCCATTATAGTATGGTCTAGGTGCAGCATATGGAGCTGGAGCTGCATAAGGTTGTTGAACAACTGCAACTGAAGGGCTAATTGCTGCTCCAGTTTGGCAATTTGCACGATATTCCTGAGTCACTACTCCCCCTTGAATATATCTTCCATAGTTATCATAATACCCAGGAGTATAAACCTCACGATACTTTATGCAGGTTTGATACTCATTCACTTGTTGGGATTGAACTGGCACCGAAAATAGTGACATCACCAGTGGAACCAGGAGGAGTTTTTTCATTGGTCTTATGGATTTGATACCACGATAACAGGTATTTAGGGTTCTGTCAAGGGCTACCACATGGATATTGGGCAAGAAGCAGCTTTAAATTTCCATTTAACTTCCATGTGACAACCACAGAGATAACATCTTTTACTTTCTCTATTAAACTGAGAACAATCATTACAAGTTTGTTCTCTACTCATTTTCTTTTCTTCAGATACAAGAATTCCATTTCCTTGTACTGATTCTTGTCCCACAGATTGAGCAAACTCTTTGAAGTTTTTCATTTGTTCCCAGAAATCTGGGTATTGTTTAGGATCTATAAATTCTGGAGTTTTATCGGACATAATAATAACAAATAATTTATCTATAAACTAAAAAAAGGGCATTTGTCAAGTTGACAAAGCCCCCCGAATATCTTTATAATAACTCTGTGGAGCTTCAATCCTGAGACATAGCTTGAATTGCTTCTAGAGCTCCTTGTACTTTAAAGAATTCTTCTTTTTTGATATTGAATTCTCTTTCTAGTTCAATTAGTTCTTCTCTCAGTTTTTCTGCTCTCTCTGTCAAGGTGACAGCCATCTCTTTTGCTTTGTCAGTCATAAATTTCAAAAGTTAATTAACTCTAACGATTTATTTATTACCCTTTAATTCATTGAGTTCTGCACGAAGTTCGGAAATCTCACCCTTAAGTTCCTTAATGGATTCAATTAGAACAGCAACGATGTTTCCATAAGCAACTGACTTCATTCCCCTTTCATCTGTGTGAACAACATCTGGAAGGACTTTTTCAACTTCTTGTGCAATTACACCAATTTGATGTTTCTCAATGTCAATACGATCATATTCAACACCACGAAGTTGAAGAACTTTTTCTAGACCATTTTCAATAGTTTTAATGTTGGTTTTGATTCTTTCATCAGAGTTTGCACTTACTTCACCAGCAGCAACACAATTTCCAGTGTTACCTATTGTGAATATTGCTGTACCTGCACTTCCTCTAAATTCATGACCACCCGCAGGAGCTCTGTAATAACTTGTAGAATTGGCTGCAAAGTAGAGCCTTTGCTGGCCATCATCAGATAATTGCCATACATCATTTGCACCTCTGAGGTATCCAGTACCGTTTCTACCATCAAGTAAATCTGCGTTTAGGTTAGTACATACCGTTGTAGATTGCACAGTGATTGGCGATGTGCCAGTGGGGACTGCAGATCGGAATAGACCAGCGGTAACAACACCAATAGGATTTCCAGTTGCACCATCTCCACAATGAATGAAGGTTGGTCTTGATCCACTGAATCCAAAGTTTGTAATAATACCAGCGTTAGCATATAAACCTTGAGCAGCACCAGTTGCAGTTAATCTTAAATCACCGTTTACAATACCGTGAGTATATGTAAAGTTTGATCCAGATAGGGTAGTAACAACACCAGTATTAACATAACCAGTTGGAGCGCTTAGATAGTTTGTAACAACAGCATTAGTTGTGAATCCAGTATTTACATAAGCAACTGGAGCACCCATCCAACCATCAACTGATGCTCCCTGATAACCAATAGAAGGAACAATAAGAGTAGTAACGACACCAACATTTACATATGCACTTACAATACCTGCATTTGTACTTCTGAAGTTAGTAATAATACCAGTATTAATTGTAGCAAGAGGAGTTGCGAGAGCCGTATTAGCTCTGATTCCTGTAATGAAAGCATCAGTACCATTAATTGTTGTAATTGTACAAGCAGTACCAATGATTGAGGTTATAATACCAACATTGAGATTTGCTTGTGCAATTGTTTCACCAATTCCTGCATTTCCAAGACCACCAATATACTTAGTACGAATTGCAGTGATAATGCCAGAAGTTATGTAAGCTTCTGTACCTATTGAGAGATTGCCAGCATTTAGATTATTTACAATCATGTTTGCTGACGTAATTACACCAGAAGTTGAAACTAAGTTATTAACAACCAAAGTTCCAGCAACGGTTGATACTCCAGTAAATACAGAATTGAATGAATTTTCGAATCTTACTCTTGCGTTTGTAAATGTTGCAGCAGTTCCAGTAACTTCTAAGTTTTGGAATTGTGCAATGGTGTTTGCATTTGTAGTACGAATTGTATAATCAGTACCAACTCCACTAAAATTAATTGCTCTGTTTACCGTGATGACATCAAAAGAAGCATTTCCGATCGCTTGAGCACCAGCAAAAGTAACTGCACCACCAACATAGAGGTTTCTAACTTTTACAGTACCATTGACTTCAAGAGCATCGTTAAAGTTATAGATACCAGCACTTTGACCTATCGCAATCTGATCTAGTTTCAAATAATCTCTATCTTTGTCTTGAGAAATCATTCCCCAACGACGCCAATCCCCATCAACATAAACATGTCCAATAAATCCTGCTGGATCTGGATTTGCTAGGAATGAAATATCTCCAACTTTTTTAGCATCCGTAGGAGTAGAAATTCCTACTGTGAAAAGTTTAGGTTGAGATGCAATACCTTTAATATAGAAATCTCTGGTCTCTAAACCATCTTCTGCAGAACTGGTTACTTTTTGTGAGAAGTTAACAGGGCCGTAGAATTGTGATGTTTGGTTGTTATTTTCACCACCTTCAACAGTTATTCTTTCTTTAACAACTAAGTCGTCAAAAACACCACTATTTGCTTTAATTGTTCCTGCAATGTCATCTCCAAAGAATGTAACTACTGGAGCTTCGATAGTTTCTTCTTCACCAGTTGCACCATTAATCTTTGTAGCACCAGAGTAGAATTCACCTCTGTCGTTCATACCTGTATAAACAACAGTACCTCCATCTTGTTCTCTAGCTTGAGAAACTAGTACTTCTTCTGCACTTAGGATTCTATCCTGTTTGACTGGTAAACCAGTTGAATAGTTACCTGGGCCATATCCAAGATATTCGAATGTGTGGCCAGAAGCGCGAAGAATAGATGGTCTACGAATCTCCATTGGGAGAATACGGACCTTTCTTACCAATGCACCAGAAGCTGTTGCAGAAGCTACAGTAGAAAATTGTCCTCTTAGAACATTGAATACGTTTCCTGCTGGATCACTTACAAGACGAAGAAGTTCTGAATTTATTGAAACATAATCACCTTTTCTAAATCCATCGGAACTTGTTAAAACTATGGTTGTATCTGTAGATGTAATTGAATTACTTAAGGATGTTGTAACACCTGCGTAAATAAAGTTTCCTCTTCCTCCTAAGTTCTCTTCACCTAAACCTAGAGCTCTTCCGTTTGCAGCAACCGCAGATTTTTGTACAGTTGCTCCAGTTAGATTCCAAGTTTGAGATAGAGTTGTGATTCCAGATGAGAATGTGAATGAAGTGATTCCTAAAGATTCATCAACTACGAATTTTTTGGAGAAATATGTGTTACCAGTTCCTACAAGGACAAATGTATTTCCTGGAATTAATCCATGACCTTCATTACAAACAATGGTTGTAATTCCAACTACTCCATTGAATCTTATGCTACTTATACCTACACCTTTTGGACCCAAATAAGCAATAGGATTCCTTTCATCATTTCTTGTTCTATAAATTGATGAAGGTAGGCCTCCATCTCTAAGTACAGAAATACTGTTAGATGATGGAACATCCACAATTCTAAATGTTCCATTCATAAGTGGTTCCATAAAACCACTCAATTCTAAAGAATCTCCAATATTATTATTAATCTGTGCAACTTGAACAATAGCATAAGTTGTTGGAGTTCCTGCAGGATCTGCAGAAATTATCATAGTATTTCCAACACCGTATGCGCCACCACCATCAACAATTTCTACAGACGTGATAGTATTTGCAACAGAAATGTTTACTTTAGCTGAAGCATTTCTTCCATTTATGGAGTTGTTAATTAGTTCTGCAGAATATATTGTACTCGTAACTCCAGCATTATTATTGTATCCTGCGCCAGGATTGGTTAGTGTTAATGACTTGACTGAATTGAGATTATGTTCAATATCTGTGTATAGAGTAATTGTTGTATTACCCGTTCCAGTAATTATTGCTCCAGTAATTGCATAACCTACTCTGGTATTATCAAAGAAATGGTTTAAAGCTTCTTTTGTAAGAGAATCTCTCTTATTACTCGTTCTAACAACACCTTGCGGAGATAATTCAGCATAACTTAATGTTGGTAATGGATCTGAATCAAAATTATCTCTATCAATTTGAGGATATAGGTTTTTGATATCCTGATTAAAGTTTCTTTCACTTAAACCAAATCCAATAATAGATTGTGGTTTTATACTTCCAGACAGAACTGTAATATTGTAAATACCATCTTGACCACCAGCACCAGGAATTAATTGTTTAATTTCCTGACTTCTGTAAATATAGATACTGTCTTTTGATTTCTCTTTTTGTATGGTTGGTAAGGCTTCAATTTGTTGTTGAGTAGATCTCTGGTTTACTTGATTTAAGAACGTTCCTGGACTTGAACTAAATCCGGTTACAGAGAACTCTCTAGGACTTATTACATCTTTAACTAGATATGAACCATTATATGATTCTACAGAGTCATTTGAACTCACCACATTGGAAATCTTTACGGTGTCTCCGATTACTAAGTAATGAGGTAGCTCAGTTTTTACAAATGCATCTCCTACAGAGTAATTGATATTAGCAATTATTTTTGGATTTCTTAACTGAGTTGTATCAGAAAGTGCCGATGTTAATAGAGATACGCTACTAATACCTGTTGATTTTGATTCTTGGAGAACAAATCCATCAGTTGGTGGGCGAGCATTGATGAATTCTTTTGGAATAACGTAACGTAATTTATAAATTCTTTCTTCTAACCCTCTATTATCAATTCTTCTAGTAATAAAGGTGGATCCAGTTTGATTTCCTAAGATAACTGATCCAATCCCAACAATGCCGTCATAAATTGTATTGAAAAGAGTAACAGGAGTACTCTGAATATACCACTGATTTTCACTGGTATCGTATTGTATTGGGTGACCAACTTCACCTGGAGATTTATCGGAAACATAACTAATAACTTCTAATCTTCCTCCACCATTTGAAATTCCTGAAATGGTGTTTCCTGCATTAGCGTCATTCAGTGATGATGATAATTTAATTTGATCCGCACTCAATCCAGCTGTAGACACATAGTATACTTTATCTGCGGAAAGATTTTCTGGAAGGCTTCCATTATCACTCAATAGACGTACTTTTTCTCCATTGAAGAATGTATGGTTTGATGTTAAAGTTAAAATATTGGTAGTTATACTATTAATACCTGCAGTTCTACCAACCGTGAACACTTTTCTCGAAGAAGTTCCAATTCCACTTGGAACTGGCATTAAAATTGGAGCTTTAAAATTGTTTTGTTGAGCACCAATGATTACGGATAGGTAAAGTTCTTCACCTTGCTTAGCACCTATTCTGAATGAGTCAATCTGAGAAGGTGGTGGGACATCCGGACTCTGATACCCAGAAATATAAAGTCGAGCAGTATTACCTGCGGAAATGATCTTGTTTACGTCTAGTGGTAGCCACGTTACGTTAGTTTCTCTATATACTAATTCTCTAGGTGGAATGACATGAGTAATGTAACCAACATCATCTCTGTCAAATGATTCTGGTCTAAATCCAACCGATTCTAATGATACAGCACCAAAGTTGGAGTTTGAGTTTGTAATAGATTGGTCTCCACCAGCTTCAGCAACGAAATGTTTTGCAAAACCAATAGCAAAGATAGAAACGCACTGAATAATAGAATTATTGCTACACTTCATGTGTACGTTTTCCCAATTAGGCTTATAAATTGCCCTTGAGTTTGTGTGTAAAGGTTTTTGTGAATCGGATACAGTTAAGTTATCGTTGTAAATTCCTGTAGCTGGATCATAAAGAATAAAGGCATTATCATCCTTTTGTAGAGAAATACCAGTGAACTGTGCAGTCAACATGGACTTAAATCCTGTTGCCTTCGATCCATCTGCATGAAGACCATTCATACCATATACGGATCTCAAAGTACATGAGAAAATATATGGAGATGCAGAAGATACGCTATCAGATTCTACAATTGTTCTTGCATTTAGAATCTGTACTGGAGTTGGTAACGCTACTACTGGTGTAGATGGTGCAATATATTGGAATTCATTAGGGCCACTTACATCACTTACTAGGAAAGATCCATTATATTCATCAACACTCGTTGTGATTCCACTAATTAGAACTGGCGTATCTTTAAATAAACCGTGTGGCGTTAATGTAGTTACAGTAACTGTAGTTGTAGGTACAATTCCATTACCGGATTTGATACTTGTAATTCCAATAGGATCTGCACGGAGATCTCCAACAATTCTATATTCATCTACAGATGGTTCAAAGTCGGAAACATTATTGACTGGATAATTTGGTAGTCCTCTTCCGGAAGTATCACCATAAGCATAAGTTACTTTATAGTAATACATTTCAAGGTCGGTAAGACCTGCTTGTTCTGTACCTAATACTACTTCATTGACACCATCTGCATATTCAAAACAAGTTAATTTATGGTGAGAGTAGTTTGGAACAACTTTTCTTCCTGTGGAATCTTTATAACATGCTCTTTGTGGATCTGCATCAAAAATGGTAAACGCAGTAAAATAACAAGTACCAGTTACTTTAAATACGGCTGTAGAATCTACGTTATCATTTAAAGGATCCGGTACATACATTGGGCGGATCTTTGTTTTTCTAAGATCCAGACCAACAATAGAAGTACCTCTAGGTAAGATTACACCACCAGAAACTGAATTAAATTTATGTAAATCATTATCTTCATCGAAGATATCAAAATTGGAATTTAATGTAAATTCTGTTAAAGTTGCTCCAGAAGTAGTCCAACTACCATTTACAAGCCTTTTAAATTCTGCTGTACCACCTTGATTTGTAATCGAATGTCCAGGTCTATTGTCAATATAGTGTGTACCTGGATAAACTAGAATTGTAGTTGTATCAATTTTATCGTTATTTCTTCCCTGTAAATACGAGAATCTTGAGGCTTCAATGACTGCCCTTTGAATAGTTCTGAACGGTCTTGTTAATGAATTACCTCTATTTTCAATACTATCAGTAGCGTCGAAGTCCGAAGGATTTACATAAAGAATATTACCTTCTGCATTCTTTAGAAAATTCTCTAATCTACTTAGGGGCATCGGATTATCCTACAGTGACAAATCTATTCTTTTTATATTTAGACACTAAAAAACCTCCCCATGGGGAGGTTTAGATTAACACAATTAAAATTCCTTCACACGGAATTTATATCCTACCACTTAACTTCTTTCCAGGCAAGTTTTTCTTTTAACTCCTTTTGAAACACCACAAGATAGCGATGTTTACGAGAGCGATCCCTCCACTCACCATCAATACCTCTAATGCTACCTCTAGAGTGTTTAGTCCCGTCACTGTAATAAAAATCCTTTTTAGGGTCTGTTAAGCCGTAATACTTAAAATTACAAGCTCTGTATATAGTTCCATTGTGGTGATCAGCATCAGCGTAACTAAGAATACAATGAACGCGGGCATCTTTTCTAAACCTCTTAATACAACGACTAACGAACCATGAAGTAATATTATATTCCTCTTTTTGAACTTCTGGATCTACGCATAGACGAGATAGTTCAAATAAACCCTCTTGTTCATCTCTTTGTAAACCAAAAGCCCCTACTGCAATTTCTGGGACTGGGAGACCAGTAAAAACGCAAGCAGCAAGACACTTGCCAATTCTAAGGGGACATTCCCATTCAGTATGTCTGAAAAGTCCATAATTGTACCCAGATTTGAAATCTTTGGATTCGTCTTTTAGATAATGATGAGTATAAAGAAGATCTTTAATTTCATCCTTACCAACTTTATCTATATAAAAATCACTCTTCACTGGGTATAATTACTCATTAATGTTTTGATTTTCTAATAAATGGTTTTTTTCGCACCATTCAAATAATTCATTGTAAGATAACTTACCATCCTTGAACTTAATTGTAAACATATATCTTGGTTGATCGAAGTTTATTACACAATGTTCGTTTGATACATTATACAAGTAAAAGGTTTTTTCTTCAAATATTAGTTCCTCAAACTCATATTGATACATGTTTGTAGAATCTACATCTTTTTTAAAGATACTGTGACTTATACCAGATGATATTAACATATTGACAGCCACATTTCTTGGTTCATCAATATGAAAATTACATCCAGTATTTCTTTCCAGTACAAAAATACCTGCAAAACTTATTTCAAATTGTTCATGTATTTTTTTAAGAATGGGTTCTTGTAAAAAATAATCTTTGTTTATTCTAATTGTCTTAAAGTCAGCACGATTTATTAACTTCTTTCGTTGTTCGTAAGTAAGATTTTTTACAGCTTTATTACAAAAATCATACAGGAATATGGATTTATCTTTTAATTTTTTGTAGTATAAATCCGTATTACTCACTTCGATTCTAAAATATATTCGACAGTATTGGCAATATCATTCATAGCAATACGAAGATCTTTTTGTCCTCCAGCATGTTGTTCCATTGTAGCTGGATCAGTAAGTGTCCATCTCCATTGGTTCATATCTTTATTATACCAGAGATTTATGATCATTAATTCTTAAATTACTCAAGCCCCCGACTGGATTTGAACCAGCGACCAACGGTTTACAAAACCGTTGCTCTACCACTGAGCTACAAGGGCATAAAAATTTGATTATTTTCTATCAAATTGGAACATTCCATAAAATGAACCCCAGAGTTGTTCATTTGTTTCTGGACTCAATCCCCGATCTATTACATGATAGTAATTATTTCCGAGAATTGCTTCAGTCATCAAGTAAGATCTTCTCCCATTTTTTTCAATGAAACACTCATTACAATTGTTTCTTCCAGTAAATTCATCTTTTTCCTTATTATATAGGAATTCAATATCACACCCAGGAAGATATATGTGTTTTTTACCTTCCTCTTTATAAGATTTTAAAATAATTTTTTGATCTTCTTGGGTTACTTCAATGATGGACTCTCTGTATGGATTTTCATCAATAACGTATTTTTGAGTTACAGTGAATTTATTTGTAGAAAGTTTTCTGTGATTAACCTCAATGAGAGCAAACTCTCTAGGCATATGAAATGCTTGTTTTTGGTTATCGAAGTATCCTTCAAAGTAAGAAATGAATTTACTTTTAATTGTCATATTACAAACATTTTTGATTTATTTAGTGCGAGTAGGGAGACTTGAACTCCCACGGGTTTTATCCCAACGGATTTTAAGTCCGGTGCGTCTACCGATTCCGCCATACTCGCATAAAAATCCTACTCTTGTTTGTAGGTTTTAGGATTATACTTTAAAAACTCAAAGAATGTCAACTTCATTTCTTTTTGAGTCATTCCGCAGTGTTTTGCTGCAGAGGGTAAGGTCATCTTAGCATGAAACAATCCTTCATTGGCTTCACGAACATTCTCTGGAGTTGTTTTTACTGGATATTCATAAAGATTTTTGTAACTGATTTTAAATGGATTCATACTAGATTGGAACAATCTCCAGATTTTGTGCATTGAGTTCGGTCTTAACGTAAGATTCCCATCTCATTGCGTCTTCTATATTGTAGAACACGACTTCGTGTTTGGCAAGACCTTTTTTCTTAGGTTTAAGATACTGAACCTTATACTTCATAATGTCTGCAATAATGAACATTAAGTTCAGTCAGCAACAACCTCACCACGAAGCTCTGCGAGTTTCGCAGTTGCAAGACATTCTACCGCAGTCCAATAAACTTCACCACTGACGGGAAAATTTTCATGACAGAAATACTCTGCGGTGTCTTCTTGTAGATGTTGAAGTGACTTTAGTACATCACGATCAATTTGCATGTGGAGGTCGTTGAGAGAACCCACTTATCATACCAAGGGATGGTTGGGGTGTCAACTGGATATGTGCCAGTTTTTAAACTGTCTACTCAAATTCAGTAAAGTCAACAGATTCTAAAACATCTATTTGATTTTTCATGGTATTTATTTCTTGAGTCAGAAATCCTATTCCTCTTTGCAGAGAAAAGGCTCTATTTTCCTTTTCATCTCTAACATCACGAAGAGCATCTGAAGCATTTGAATAATAATTGAGTTTTGGTAAAACTTCTGATGATGTTATTCCTAATTGATTTTCTGCAGAAACTACATTTGCAGTGTACGTATTGGTGCATGTTGCATTATCTGGTGCTCCAGGAGGTTTTACACTGGTTGTACTTAAAATAGGTTGTGGAGTTGTCAAACCTAATCCAATGACGACTGTATAACCCTCTGGTCTGTACTCAGTCGTATATCCAACAATAGTTCTAATGGTTCCACCTACTCCAGAAAAACTATAAACTGGTACTAATTGTACTGGCCAACTTGCTGCTCCAACATAATATGGAGCAAATCCAGCACCTACAGCGGGTTCTGGATCTATTACATCTCTCCATTGGACAGAAGTATCTGGATCTCCATTATTAATTATTTGTAAAGTGTGACCATATCCTAGTTTATTATTGTTTATCAAAGATATTTCTACTGGACTTGATCCATTTAAACTTGGATTAAAGTTATCATTAACATCTTCATCTGGTCGGATAACTAAGAACCTTCCATTGTCCACTTGTGTTGATGTAGTTGTACTGATAAAAATGGTTGGATAAATGGTAGAGATTCCTACAGTAAATTCACCCAAACTAGTTGTAGCAACAGCAGGTTTACTTAAAATTATGGTATTTACTGTGGCAGTTGTAATTCCAGGATCACCCTCATCATCTAATATTTCAATTTGTGTCTCAGTTGTACCGAATCCTACTACTACAGTATCTGAAGATGTTACCCCGACTCTGATGATATAATCTCCTGTATTGATTCCTACAGTAACTATACCTACTCCAGTATGAAGTAGAATAGTGGATCCTATGGATATATCACCAGAAAAACTTGTTGATACACCAACAACTGCTGTAGAACCAAATCCAACTATTTCTGGTAGATTTCCTATTTGGAATACTGTTGGATTTTCGAGATTATCGGTGATAGTATCATTGATTCTTAAATTATATAATGCAGTGTTTAAATCACCAAAAACAACTATATAAGTACTTCCAATTCCTACGGAAGCATTTGGTAGTTCTTTGACTAGATTCGCACCATAATCTCTATTGTGAGGCCTTCGGTAGTATTTTGCTCCGTAATAATTAATTTGTCTATATTGTGCAGGATCTTTTTTGACCTGCCAAGTTTGATATGTTACCGATTTAGCAGCACCAACATAACCTTTACCACTAGTAGATGTTCCCCAAAAAATAACTCTTCGTATTTCTTCTGCAATTTTGATCCACTTTAAATCACTTAAACAATCTGCAACAATTCTTGCATCATAAGCAGTTTTTACATCGGTAATCTTATCATTTATTTCTTCAAGTAAACCTGGCAAAGGTTTGTCCATATTTACGATAAGTTTATCGTAACCATCAATTGTTACATCAGTTAATAATAAGAGATCTTTTGTAGCATCTCTTTGTCTTATTTTTGATTCTCTATCTTCTTTTAATGATTGAATAATTCCTTTAGAACTTATTTCTCCACGAGTCAATCCTAGAGTACTCTTAATAAGATTATTTTCTTCATCACTCGTTTTTGGAACACTTGTGGTTCCTATTCCAATCGTTCCTATTGACATAATAATTTATAGAGATTCTGGATAAACTTTATTTTCTTCTACTGGTTGTTCTACAACAATCTTTTGAATATCTTTTCTTTCTGCGTGGATAATATAACTACAATCAATTTTTCCACCTGAATTATTTATTACCTTGATTTCGGATCCCCAGTTACCAATTTCATAATATAATTCTTGATAACATCCATGTGGAGTTAAGTTAACTGTGATTGTTTCTGCATCAACTAATCCTTTCCAATAATCTGGAAGTTGAATGGTATTTGAATTAACTAATCTACCTCTATGATAAACTCCAGCTTCTGGACCTTCTAATGAAACATGAACCAATCTCATGTTTTCTTTTGTTGGATGGGGAATATTAAATTGTTTAAATGGTGCTGCTACTGATGAAAAAGCCCCAAATGAAGCTCTAATGGAAGCAACATCGATATGTTGACCAAATATTTTAGTGGTAAAGTTTAAAGATTCGCAATTAATTAGAGGGCAATCTAGTGTAGTATCAACATTTACTTTTTTAAAGTTATTAATTGCACTTCCTTCATTCAAGGAATTTTTAATATTAATTCCATTTGTTAAACTTAGAGCATTTCTTAGGGTTATTCCTAATTTTGAAGTTAATCCAGTGACATTCGATACTGCAGCTCTATTAACAACTCCAAAAATATTTGATACTCCAGTTACTTGTAAGGTGATTGGATGAATTCCTGGACCAATCATGCAATTGGCTACAGGTAACGGTGGACCTCCAGCACCAATCCAAACAGGACCATTTAGTACAGTTGACCCAGGAATTGATGGAGTTGCTGGTAAAAATGAATAATCAATTTGACCTACTACTAGTTTGTCACCAATATACTTTACGGGTTCTGCAGGCATATTTCACCTCCTATCATTCTAACCAATTCTGGAATTTTTTGACAATTCCTAATAGTCGGCTTAGTATTGATGATTGGGCTTCTTCTACCCCAGAGGATTGGGTATTTTGCATATTTCCAGTGGTGTCTACTGCTTGAGCACCAACAGAAACACTATTTGACATTACTGTATTTGATGTACCACCTTTCATGTTTTGTACCGGAGAATTTACAGCAAATTGTTTTCCTGCATTTACAGTCACTTCTCCAGCACCATCTAATGCAACAAATCTTATATTGTTTCCTCGGATGATAATGTCACCATCCATAGCTTCAATTATAATATCACCTTTCTTAACTCTTATGACTTTTCCAGGAACTCCATCTTTACCATCTAAACCAGAAATATCATAAGAAGTTTTTCTGGTTACCTGAGTATGTTCTCCATCTGTAGTAAATTGAAAACCTTGAGAATTATCAGTAAAAACTGCATAATCTGTAGTTTTTCCTGTCAATTCTTGTTTTGTACCTGACTTTACTACAAATCCTGGTTTCTTTTCGTAATACTCTTTTGGTTGTTCTGACATGAGTTACACACAATCTACTACATTTATAACTGAAGTTATTCCAACACTCAAATTGGGATTATCTACAATAAATTGTGGAACAAATTGTAGAACTGGATAAATTACAGCACCTTCACCCGTCTTTGTATTTATGCTCACTACTGGAGGGCTCTTAAACGTTTGTTTGCAACTTGAACTCGATTTGAAGTCAATGATAGATCCACCTTCGGTAAGAACTGGTTGATAAAAACAATCCCCAACTTGTATTGTGTCTCCAGAGGTGTACCCTATTCCTGGTCTTTCTATAACAAGATTGGTATTGATTCCTACTACATTTGTTCCTATTCTACTTTCTCCAACATCTAGACATGGTGGAATTATTAGACCATCCTCACTAGTTTTTGGAGAAGTTTCTTCCACTAAGTTGGTTTGACAATATCCGCTACCAGGATTCTCAATATAAATTGATTCAATTCTTCCGTTTACTATTTTAGTTTTTGCCTGAGCACCTCTACCATAATTAGAGTTATCGACTATTTTAATCTCTGGTGGATAAGTATACCCTCTTCCTGGATCGCATAATAAAAATGTGACAATTGATCCGTCAACTTCAGAAACAACAGCTTTTGCTCTTGCACCAACACCATCCCCGTATATTCTAACTTCTGGTGGAATACACTTATAGAATTTAACTCCAATCGGCATTGCACCAAGATCATCTTGTGTCTGTGGATTTACAATTGTTTTTCTGCAGTTTTTAAATGGAGTATCCGAAGAACCAAATGCTGAGAGGTATCCCAAAGCTAGATCAGGTGACCCAAGACCATTTAGAATATCCATATTTCCTAGAACATTGTTCCAACTATCCATTGATGGGAAAGCTACTCCAGCAAAAGGATCCCATGATGTAGTACTCTTACATGCCAATGAATCACAACTTAAGAAACTTAGAAGTTGTCCAATCAGGTCCAAACCAGATGTAAGAGCTCCAGCAATAGAACTAATTCCATTTGCTAACCAATCTAAACCAGATAAGATAGAAGATAGAGCACCATCTATCATATCACCAAGTTTATTCACCAATGCACCAGTAATTTCTTCAACTGCACATCTAGGAATATTTGGACTTTTGCCTATTACACCATTTAAAAGTCCCATAATGTAATCCATTAAAGGTCCAAATAATTTTTCAAAGATGCAAAAAATTATATTCATAATATTCTTTGCAGCTTCAGAAATAGGTAACTGTAGTGGGGATGGAATCGTAATTCCTAGAAGCTTGAACAACTTTCCAATCAATTTAAAAATGCCATCACGCATACCATTAATTACAAATTTCATGATGGATGCAACTAATCTAGCTACAGACCTAATAGTTTGTTGAATATCTACCACAACATTTCTAACTGGATCTATAAATCCTAAAGCAGTTTTTTCAAGACCGTTGATTGTGCGAATGAATGTTTGTAAAGCATTGGTTATTTGAGCTAGAATATTATTTCCACATCCATTTTCTCCTTCAACTGGACCGAGATTTTTTACTTCCGTCAAAAATCCAGCTTCCGCTTTGTCGGTATAAAATAGTTGATCTTGGGGTATATTTGGAGCTCCAAAAGTTGCACCAGCGTTACTACTGGTATCTGTAGTAAACGGACTAAATGCGGGATCCAAATCTAAACTACCTTCGGAATCCACCCCAAACTTTGGATTTGAGAGCATTTCAAATTGAGATCCTGGCCCCAGATTTTCTTCTATTTCTTTAGAAGTTCCGTCATCTTGGGCTTTATTTCTTGTTGATTGTGGTCCAGTTCTAAGAGCAGTTGCTTTGCTTCCAGTAAAAGGTTGGAAAGGTTCTCCGTTATCTACATTTACTACTGCTGGACTTCTATGGAAACAACCCATGACAACAGGTTGTTGAGCTTCTTCTCCATCTAAGAAAAATCCAACTACAGATTCTCCACCAACAAGTAATGGTAATTTTCCGAAACCTCCTTGACCTGGAGCACCATCAGATGCACTTGTTAATATATGGGCCCAAGGTAAATCGTCGTCTTTTAATTCATTACTATCAAAACTGTGATATCCAATAATTCTTACTTTGCATCTATATCCCCAAGCGTCTTTTCCGTTATCAATACGTGTTTTATCATTACGCCAAACTTTGGGGTCAGCCACTTGGCCAACCCACCAAATGAAACCGTCTTTACCTAAAAAATTAGATTTTATAAAAGATTCATCAATCATCAGTCTTCGTAAATTCTACACTCTAAAGCATCGGGATTTGCGTCACAATACAATTCAAAGGGAGTTGGATCATGATCATCATCGGGATGATTGACTTTGTAAGCTTCTAAAGCTTCTAATTCTTCTTGAGTATGTCTTCTTGCCTGTGGAGAAGTCACAGGATTATCAAGAATTTCTTTGTCTTTTTGGATGTGTTCGTCTATGTTACTCATTGTTTTGCTCCATATAGTCCGTAGGAGTCTCTGATAAGTTTTAATGAAGAAATCATTTGACCCCCTTCAAAATGATGTCTCACTTCTTTGATTAAATAGTTTCCACTTTGTTCTGGGTCAACTTCACCCGATTTTCCCGCATCAATTTGCTGGAACTGTGCATAAACTATGTTTCCCGCTTTTAAATTAATATTCATCGGTACTATCATATTTAGTGCTTGTGTGAACAGCAAATTATAACGAGAAAATGACTTAGCCATATCAGTATTATCTCTACCAGAATCTTCCGTTTCTCCACTTGCATCTAACATTCCAACATCTGAAGATCTGAAAAGAATTCTAGATGGTTTATCTCCAAATACTTTTGGAAATGGTGGTTTAGAACTACCAAGTTTTGATTTAATTTGATCTGTTATTCTATAGTCAATCCTATCAATTTTATTTTCATAAAGATCATAAAAATATGTTATATTCGCATACATACCAACCCTCAGTGATTTCATAAGATCTGTATTTTTTTCAAAATTATAATTGAGGATATTAAAGTTATTTTCTGGATTATTAGCTTCAGTTACATTTGGGCTATATTTGTATTGAGGAATAGATTCTTTAGATGTACTTCCACTTTGAGTTTGTGTGGATGAAACTAAAGTATCAATGCTTCTGAAATGAAATCCATCTTTGTTTTCATAAAAAACAAATCCAGCAACTCCTTTTGCAACTTTTCCACTATTTCCCGAAGATGATGTTGTTGGGACACCTTTTGGGCCTAACCAAGTTAAAACATGAAATGGTTTTTTAAGAGTACCAATAAAACTATAAGAATTTGATGTTCTTTCTATATTTTGCGACTTGAACTTCTTCGTTAGTAAAACATCTTTAAGAATTGCTTCTACATGTTCATTGATTGGTTTTTTCTCATATTTCTTTTGAACTCTTGCGGTTTCATTTGTAAGACCTTCTCTAGAACATAAATGTAATGTAAAATATTCTTTTGCTCCATCTGAAACAATTCCACTCACTTTATAAACATACATTGCATAATCACCAGTGAGTTTAAAATTTCCACTATAAGTTTCAATATCTACGTCCACTCTTTCTCCACCACGAATTGGTAGTCCATTGTAAATGGAATATGTTGCAGCAACTTGAATTGTCATCATTACGCATGGGGATAGAATATCCTCATAATAATCACAAAATATAATAGAATTCGTTAAATCAATATTTTTATTACCATCCGAAGATTGAATTATAACAGAATTATATTTTAAAGTTGTTACCGCATTTGACATATTATGCTCCCGATAAATTAGTCAATAATAAGGTTTTAAATAAACTATTTAACACTTGACCTTTAGGAACTGGAGGCATGATTGTAGTTCCTCCACCACCTCCACCCGAAGAAACTACCATCGGTCTTTGTTGCGAACCTCCACCAGATCCTCCCATCATCATTGGAATAATCATTACACTCGATTGTGGTAAATTATAATCTGGATATTGTTCAAGTTGTTGAGGCACTACGGGTTGTTGTGCCATTGCCATGACTTGTGATTCTACATTTCTTGCTCTAATTGTTGCAATCATCACTGCTCGTTCAAGATCTTCTCCAGTTAATCCAGATTCTTGACCTTTCATTCTAGCTTCTTGTGAGGCTCTGAATACTGCAGGATTTGCAGCACCAGTCATTGTTGGATCCAACATTCCTTTGAGTTGATCCGTTGACATTTGGGAAAGATCTTGAGATGGTTTTGCGGTTGCAGATCCTGGTTTTGTCATCATTGGACTTTTTTTAGATACCATTGACATGGCATCTCCAGTATCTTTTCCGAATTGAGATTGTTGTTGTAAATCTTTTTTCGATTCTTGTTTTTGTCCTTGAACAATTGGTACTCCGGATTTACTTTTTTGTAAAATTGGTAAAGGATCAATATAATTACCACGAGTATCTTTACGCATGTAATGTAAATGCGTATTTCCCCCATCTGGAGTAACTTTTGCTATTCTTTGTCCAGCTTTTACATTATCTCCTGTTCTTACATTTGGATCAACGTGGCCATAAAGACCTTGTTGTCCATTATCATATCTTATAATTACTGCACCACCAGCACTACCATATCCACTTGAATATGCATCTAAAACTCTCCCAGACCTGGATGCAACTACAGGGGTGTTTGGGTCTACTCCAATATCTTGAGCACTATGTCTTCTCCTACCACGAGAAGCATTAAAAAGACCTGGGCCCATAGTAAAGGTGGGTCTACCACCAACTAGAGGAAATATTTCATCACCGGACCCTGTTGGAGCTCCTGGAGTAAATTCTTCAGCGCCTGGTGGTCTATAATCTATTTTATCTTCATCAGTTTCTCCCATTTCCCATTCATCAGAAGTTTCTGTAGTTCCTGCAGCAAGATTTTGGATCATTCTTTCAAATTGAGTTACTACAACATCAAACTTATCAAGAACTTCTGGAAATGTTATTGCAGTAAGAGATGCAGCTGCTGCAGCCTTTTGTCGTTGTTCTTGTTCCTTTAATCTTCTTTCTGTTTTTTCTTTTACATCCCCTCCCCCTTCTCCTGTTACAACTTCGTGAGCACGATCTCCAAGATATCCGCCCAACATACCTCCAGCCATACTACCCAAAACAAATCCCAATCCTGGAATTGGAACCAATGCTTGTCCAATAGCACCACCGATCAAACTACCAGCAAGATTACCACCTGCACCTGCGGCAGCTTTACTCATACTTTCTCCTTCTTGAAGACCTTGAACAAAATCCAATCCAGCAAAAGCTGCATTTACGACTCCAAGAGCTTTTACTCCACCTAGTTTAAAACCTTTATTTCTTGGTATTGCTTTTCCTGCATTTGGACTCGGTTTCTTTCTACCACCAAAAAAATTTCCAATAAAACCTCCAACATCTAACGCACCACTTGCTAAACTTGATAATAAATTTCCAGCAGATCCAAAAGTTGTTGAAACGTTAATATTCTCTAATTTTTTGATCTGTTTACTTTCTGGTAGTTTTATTGCCTCTATATTTTTAATTTCAACATTCATAAACCTCAAAAAATCATCATATGAATTTTGAGTAGATCTCATTGCAGTTCGAGATCTACTAATACTTACAATATTATTAAATGCTGATGCTAATGGTGATTGTAAAAGCTCGGATTTTTTTACTGCCATAATATTATCCGTCTACGATGTTATAAACTAACTTAGAATATAAAGAAAGGAAGTTATCGTCGTTGGACGAAGATAAAAATGGTACACTCACTCCACCATTAATCTTTTGTGGTGGTGGTATAACTCTTCCACCAGTTTCAGTTGATTGAGTTTGTGGGCTTGCCATGTTCATTGGAGCAACAGTAATTTGCGGTGCTTGTTGAACTGGTGGTCTAGAAACAGTTTGTGCAACTTGTTGTTGAGTCGCAGCTGGAGTAGGTGCGGGTGCAACTTTAGATGGTGGTAGTGGTTGTGCAACTCCAGTCGGTTTTCCACTTAAAGTACCTATTTTCCCTGTAAAATTATAGAAATAATTTCCACCCTGTCTAATTTTAACGTCTCCTGGTTTTGCAATTGATCCTGCTCCGAAATTTAAAGCACCCTTCACATTTTTTCTAGACATTTCCAAATATTTTGGATCGTTTAGTATTGTTGCTGCAACCCCAGGGGATCCGCCTCCAAAAATTTGTTGAAGTTTATTTAATCCATCAGGTTGTGAAGCAACTTGTTGCAAATACTTAAATTTTTCTTGAGGAGTATTTCCAGGCAATCTTGCAGCAATTGGTCCATATTTTCTAGCAGCTGCTCGATCAGCACTTGTTCCATATATTGCTGCAGATAAAGGCGAAAATTGTTCTCTACCTGATATAACTCCAGCTAATCCTTGTTTGCTGTATCCAGATGATGCACGATTTAACATGACTTGTAGAGCATCAGCAGCATTCTCTGGAGATGATGCCTCCATACTTGCAACAAATGCGGCTAATTTTTCATCTCCAGGTGCAGAACTTACTGCAGAAACTTCGCCTGCACCGGGTCCAGGTGGTTTTTTATCATCTGGCGGCGGAGGGGTAGAAGTTGAAGGAGCCATTGTAGCTGCTTGAGTTTTAGGTCTGGTCTGACCAAGTGAATTAATCGCTGCAGAAAATCTATCTAAAATACCACTAAATCTATCTAATAATGTGGTAGGTATTGTACCCTCAGACATCGGTGCAGCTTGAACATCTCCACCAACATCCAACATCCCACTGACTACTTGAGTGCCCAAACCTCCAGCTAATGCAGCACCACCCAACATGAGTCCTGGACGGCGACGCATCATCCTCATCAGTCCTGTTGGAGCACTTTTTTTCAAACCACCTCCAGGCACTTCAATATCTAAATTTAATCCAGGCCCACCTGGAGTTGCTTTGGGTAAACTAGAAAGTTGTTTTACTATTTTTACAATTGTTTGACGAATTAACTTCGCAACATTAAAAGTTTCTGTAAAAATATTCTGTAAGGCTTTTAAGTTATCTCCAAGAGTTCTTACGTTTTTTCTATTTCCTAAAAACTGAATGTACTCAAGAGCAGATTTATATAAGTTTAAGAAATTTTGTAAGATTGAATTTGGTTTAGCTGCATCAATCTTATCCAATCGTCCTTTATAATCTTCCCCAAGACCCTTAATTGTTTTAACAACAGTTTGTTGTACGTTTTGATTTATTGATTGTACTCGGTTCTCTACGTTATTCAGAATACTTGTGGATAATGTCTGAATAATTCCTTGAAGATCTGGTGGTCTTGCAGCTACTCCAGCAGCACCTCTTTGGAAGCCTACAATTTTATTTGCAGCCATGGCGATAACACCCTCACCCAGAGGAGATCCGCCAGTAATAAAATTCTGTGCAGCTGCAGCCGTGGTAGATCTTTCTCTTACAATACTAGATGGATTGAGTACTGAACTAACTGCCACGATTTGCTGCCTGTTGTGCCTTTAGGTTTTCTTCTTCAATATGTATTCTCAACAAGGTAAGGTAAATATCCCTTTCCCAAGGCATCATGTTTTCAATCTCAGTCAAAGAGTATTTATGGAACTGCATGAGGGCAAAGTTAATACGGAAATATGACTCAAGATCAATATGAGCCATAATTAGCCGAAAAAACTTGTCAGACCCTCCAGAGTTACTTCATTTTCAACTTTAGTATTTGGATTCACTACCTTAAATGTATGTGAAAGTTTGGGCATAGTTTCAAAGAACTTTTCGATCTTCTTAAATTGATCTGCATTCATACTTTCAATAAATTCAATGAGTTCTTTTTTAGTGCAATCTGCAGCAGCCCAAGCTTCTTCTTCGGTAAAGATTGATTCAATACACGCAGAAATAATATCAAATGACTTTTCAATCGTAGAAACTGATTCTTGTGCAGTAAAATCAAAATTGTTTTTAATAAATTGATCCAAAGATGGATATTTCATTTTAATTACGATTTTATCATCAACTCTGATTTCTGTAGTATGTTCTGGATCTTTTTTAACTGTAACTTCATCAACGTAAACTTTTACAGGAACTTCAGTTTCACCGTCATCTGAACAAGTTACTACCAGATCGATGGATTCTCCTACTGATTTTCCACGAACATTCAAGAAAATATATTCAATATCAAATGAAGGTAATTCTTCTACTTTGATTCCCTTTGTAATGATACAATCTTTTAAAACAGATTTGATTGCAAGAGTAATTTGTTTTACATCTTGACTTTCTAAAGCTAAAATTAGAACTTTCTCTTCTTTAACTAGAAATGGTCTGTATTTTATCGTTTTTCCTGTAGATGGCAACTCAAGTTCATAAGTTGGAGTCGCAATTTTTGGTAATGGCATATTAATGATGTAATCAGTTAAATTTATTTAGAGTGGTTTTAAAGATGGTGAAACGTCAATTCCAGAATTAAATCCAAATGTCGGATTATCGAAAACACTATTGGTGTTATTTCCTGCCCAAGAAACACTAGGATTGGCAAAACTCACAGTTTCTCCATTTTCTGTGGTATTTAAATTCTCGTAATTATTTTGACCTGTACCAAAATGATTTAGGATCACATATCTATCATAGTTAAAACTTACCGTGGTTTTCGTAATGGTGCTGCCTTCATAAGTTACTGGCAATGCAGTAACATTAGTTGGAAATGCATTAATAAACTTATAGGTCAACATGGAAGGTGTCTTCTCTACACCTCTGGTATTTGGATCGATATAAAAATCTCTTTCAAATTTTGTAATAGCTATATCTCTCTTGTATGTGTTTGGATATCTAAATCTAAAAAATTGTTCCTCACCAAATTGACCAATACCACCTCTGGGATTTCCAGAAATTAATCTACCTTTAGTATTGTAAAGTGGATTAATGAAATTCATCCATTCTTCAAATAAACGGATGATCCCATATTCCGCGTCAACGTAAAATGTCATAGTGACATCTGGAAAATCTCTTCTGACTGGAAATCTTTCTACAATTCCTTGTCTACTCCCAGTTTCTTCCGCCATACTCAATGAAACCCCTGGAAGAGCAGTTTCATTGCACATAAATTCATAACGAAGTCCATTTATGTATCCTTTTCCGCCTGGCAAAAGTGAACCCAAAACTCCACAAGTTATTAACCAGGCATTAATATCAGAGTCCGAATTTTCTTTTGGGTTAGTATCTCCAAGGAATAGTGTAACCTTGAATTGACTAGTTACAGATAGTTCACCAAATAGTTCTCTTACACTGGGTAGAGAATAACGATTATCATTCGTAGTTCTAGGCAGAGTCATCCTTGCGTAGATTGGATCTACTCTGTACTGATTTGCAGGAAAATCAGGCCTAAATGGTTCAGCCATCTATAAATATTTTTTAGGTATCTATAGTATGTATATGAGTTATAAGGGAAAATATCGTCCAGAAAATCCAAAAAAATACAAAGGTGATCCCACAAATATTATCTATCGTTCTTTGTGGGAACGAAAGTTCATGAGGTACTGCGATTTAAATGAAAATGTAAACCAATGGCAATCAGAAGAATTTTGGATACCTTATAAATCTCCTCTTGATGGAAAAGTTCATAGATATTTCCCAGATTTCTTTGTCAAATATAAAGATAAAGATGGAAATACACGAACAGTTGTAATAGAAATTAAACCCAAAAAAGAACTAGAAATGCCAGAACAAAATCCTAAAAGACGAACAAAGGCATGGGCTTACAAGGTTCAAACTTGGGTTAAGAACCAAGCGAAGTGGAAAGCAGCAAGAGAATATTGTGCAGATCGTAACTATGAATTCCGAATCATGACCGAGGAGGATTTAGGAATATGAGAGACGTTCCATATGAAAGAGGAAAAGGCATTGGCGATCAGATTGTAAGAGAAGCGGGAAAGAAAAATCGCAGTGGTGATTGGTACAGTGGAAGATTAAGACAAGTTCTTGGAGAACTTCAAAAAGATGATATAAACCTTTCCGATACTGGTGGAATTGAAGTTGGACGAATGTATTTTTTCATCTATGGAGCGAGTACACCAAAATTATCATTCTTTGATAGACAACCCTTAGCATATATCACCGACATTAATTTTAATCAAGGATATTTTATTGGCATTAATTTACATTATGTTGGGAGACAATATCGTGAAGGGATCGCAAAAGGTCTAATAAATAAAGGCAGTACCGTAGGTGTACCTCGAAATACTATTCATCGTTACTTTTTTTCTGGGGTTGTTGGAGGATTTTTGAAAGTTCCAGAAAAAGATTGGCCCTCCGTTGCATCATTACCCACTGAAAAATTTGTTGATATGAGAGGTCAACCTTTCCCAAATCACAAAGCCTGGAGCAAGCCTTAAGTGTCGTACACAAACGTTAAAAACCCATTAGTAACAAAAAATGGCGTGCCGTATAATTTGCAGTACGATTTAAAGACCGGCAACGTACAAATTATTCAACAAAATGCACCTGCAGGAACAAAACCAATTTATCAGGATGGTAAATGGAATGCTTCTGCGACTGAATTAGGATTTGCGGATTCCGAAAAAACACAACTTCATCAACAAACAATCGTAGCAGTTCAGGCAGCATATAATAGTGTTGGTGGAGTAAACTCTGGATCTAAATTACCTCAATGGGCAACTAAAAGTTTTACAAACGGAACTCCAGGACAAACATCCGTTACTCCTTCAAATTCAACATCTGGAACCAGCGGCGGTGGTGGTATTGGAGAAAATTTTGGAATATTAACATCAGCTTTATTAAATCCTACTGAAACACTTAAAAATGTTTCTGTAAATGGAGGCAACTTCGGTCTTTCAAATGAAAGCGATTTATTTGCAACTCCTATGAAATATCCTGTTGATTTAATGACACCTCAACAGGATCATCTTGTTATTACGATGTACTCATATAAACCACCAAATCAACAAGCACTTTTTGGTGGAGGGTCTCAAGGTGGACTCGTAATTGCTGCAAGCGGCATTCAAAAAAATACCACCTTAGAATCTAAGATAGGAACAGTTATTTTACCAATGCCCCAAAGTGTATCAGATAACAATGCTGTAAGTTGGGGTAGAGATGAAATGAGTAATATGGCTGCAGCTGTTACTGCAAATACCATGACAAATGTTGCTAGTCAGGGTGCAACTGCAGCAGTAGCTGGAATGGCAGGCGGTATATTGGGAATGGGATTTAAATCGGCTGCAGCCGCAGCCTTGCAAACTAGTAATCTGTTTAAATTACTGACAGACGGTAAAATTAGTCCAGAGTTAGCATCATTAGCAACTTCTGATGTAACTTCAAAAATGGTAAAAATGCAGGGATATGGTGTCGAATCTGAGTCAATTCTTGCAAGAGGTGCTGGAATAGTTCCAAATTCAAATTTAGAATTATTATTCAGTGGACCAGAGTTAAGGTCATTCAGTTTTTCATATAGGCTTTCTCCAAGAAGTGCAGAGGAAGCTGCAATGGTAAGAAGAATTATAAGATTTTTTAAACAAGGTATGGCAGCAAAAAAACAAAGAGGAAAATCTGGTCAAGCATCTTTCTTTTTAGGAGCTCCAAATGTATTTCGATTGGAATACAGAAATGGAACAAAAGCTATTGATGGTGTAAATAAATTTAAAACCTGTGCATTAACTTCTTTTAGTTGTAATTACACACCAGAAGGTCTTTGGGCTGCTTATGATTCGGGTCAACCAGTATCAACAGTTTTTACTATGGCCTTTAATGAACTAGAACCAATTTATGATACTGATTATCAATCAAATAATATTTTTAGTGGAAGAGATGATCTTTCGTCTGTAAGTAACGGATCAGTGGGGTACTAAAAATGGCATATTTTAGAGAATTACCAAATTTACAAGTATTAAATAGAACAAAAAATCAAGTTTCTAATGATGAAACTTTAATTGTAAAGAACTTTTTTAAACGAGCTAAACTCAGAGAAGATATTGGTTCAGTAGTATCCGCCTTTGAATATTACATTGTTACTGCAGATGAAAGACCAGAACAAATTGCAGAAAAGATTTATGGAGATCCTGAATTAGATTGGGTTATTTTAACCATTAATAATATCATCAATTTGCAAGATCAATGGCCGTTAAATTTGGATAGTTTCAACAAATACCTATTGGACAAGTATGGTTCAGAAGATGCTTATAATGATATTCACCATTATGAAACTATATCTACCACCGATTCATTCGGAAGAGAAGTTTTTCCTGGAGGACTCATAGTTGATGAAACTTTTTACAATTCTCCCCAATATGAAGATATAACAGAAATTCCTCCAGGAATAACTCTTCCACCAATCTACATTCCAGGGACTCAAGCCTTTTTAACTCCCGTAGTTGGCGCAGGAAATACAATCGTATCTGTTCAAATTAATAATCCAGGTTTAGGTTATAAAACTGTTCCGACTGTTAATATATCTCCTCCACCAATCACATCAAATGCTTCTGCAGCATGTTCCATTTCTAATTTTAGAGTATCTGGAATTACTACTATAAATGGTGGTCAAGGATATAATTTTTCCCCAGAAGTAGTTTTTTCTGATCCTACTCCACCAATTCAAGCAACTGCAAATTGTACGTTAGGTACTGGCATTAATATTGATAAAGTTGTTTCCATAACAGATTTGGTAGGTGGAATTGGTTATGGTTTAACATCACCTACAATAACCTTTTCACCTTCTCCAATAGTTGTTTATGGTGTTTATAATAATCAATCCAGTGGTGCTGTTGGGAATGATGTTGAAGGATTCTACTTTAGAGAAGATGGGGCAAAACTATACACCGCAAGTTTTACAGGATTAAATCAAATTAAACAATACAATTTAACTGAGAGTTGGAAAGTGTCTACGGTTTCCTTAGCTGCTCAACTAGACGTAAGTTCCGACTTTAGTTATACGACTGGTGTAGAATTTAAACCAGATGGAACATTAATGTATGTCACTGGTGGATTATCATTAGATTATAAAATTGTTACATATGAATTATCAACAGCATGGGATCTTTCCACTGCTTCAAAACTAAGTCAAATTACTATAAATGCTCCTGGTGGAATAAGATTTAAACCAGATGGAACTTCGGTATTCATTCTGGACTTTATAAATCCAGATGTAATTAGAGAGTACACTCTTTCAGGTCCATGGAATCTTCTAACAAGGAGTGGATCTGCGATTCGTACTTTAAATATTACTACAATTTCTGGCGATAATGCAATCCTGGGATTTAACTTTAACTCTGATGGAACAAAATTATTTGTAACAAGTGAGGGTACTTCAAGTATCTATGAATTTGACATGGATTCTTGGCAAATTGATACCGCTGTTTTAACATACTCTTTCTTTGTTGGCGATCGACTCCAATCTCCATCGGATATTTTTGTAAGATCAGATAGAGAAAAATTTGTTGTTGCAGGAGGACCACTAGATAGAATATTTGAATATAATTTAACTTCAACTGCAAAGGGGATAACTCAAGTCAATAATGGATCTGTAAGTAATATTATTATAACTCAAGCGGGTTTTGGTTACACTGAAGCACCAACTATTACTATTGGTTCTCCATATCCATCTGTAAGAGCTACTGGAACAGCAAACATAAGTGCGGGTATTGTTACCAGCATTACAATTACAAACTCTGGATTTGGTTACACTGTTGCACCAACAATAACTATTGCAGATGCTCCTATATCTAGACAAGCGGTTATAACGGTGGAATTATCAAACACTGGAATTTCTACATTTAGAATATTTGATGGAGGACTAAACTATGTTAATGGTCCGACAATTACATTAGATCCACCAGAAGACATATTGAATGTCGAAGTTAATGAAACTTATTCACAAAATTTGAGAACTTGGAGATGGGATGGAACTAAATGGCAGGAAAAAGTTACAGAAGAGTTCCAATATTTTGATCCAAATACTAGTTCAATTATAAGAATTCCAGGATCTGCATTAGCAAGACCAATTACAAATTATGAATATGAATCTAAACTAAATGAAGATAAACGAAAACTCTTAATTATAAAACCAGAGTACTTATCTGTTATTATAACTGATCTTAGAAATATTATGACATATGATGCAGATGATCCGAACTATATTAATGATAAATTGAAGAAAACTTATAACGAAAGAATAATGAGAATATAAAAAAAGGAGGGTTTTATCCCTCCTTTTAGTTTATCAGGACTCAGCGAGTTTTTGGAAGTAACTCAGAGCATCATCTGCATCTTCATCATCTTCTTCCTGAACTCCAGGACGAGCAATCTCAAAGGAAGGAGTAGAACGTTTCGGAGTGGATTCACCACGACGTTCTGCTTCCCACTGTTCATCCTCTTCAACGATCTCAGGATCCTGTCGTGCGGGGACTTTTGCACCCAGGACATAATCCAGACGCTTCTTCAGTTCATCATAGGACTTGAAGTTTGATGCAGCACTGAACTCATTGAGATCATTCAGATTCTTGTAGATCTTCTCCAGTTTGTCATCATCATCCAGAAGAACAGAAGGCTTCTCAAACTCCGACTTATCGTAGTTCCAGTAACCTTCAACCTTACGAATCTTCAGTTTGAAGTTAGCACCAGTCCAGAAGTCAAAAGGATTGACAGCTTCTTCATCTGCAAACTGAGGTTGCATCGCTTCGGTAATCTTGTCATAGATCTTCTTACCGAACTTATAGAGGAACACACGACCCTCATTCTCAGGGTGTGCAGGATCACTCACCACATAGATATTGGCATAGTAGGAGAGTTTGCGTTTCTGTTTCCGAGCAATCTCCTTATCACGATCAGATCCAGAGTTCCACAGAACACGATTATGTTCGGACACAGGATCTTTCTGTCCCAGAGTCGTCAGAGAGTTTTCGATGTACCAACCGCCAGGGCCTTGGAATGCGTGACTCCAAACTTGTGCCCAAGGAAGTTCACATCCTTCGGGTGCAGGGAGGAATCGGATGACTGCGTAACCATTTCCGGCTTTGTCTACTTCGGGTTTCCAGAAACGATCATCAGCACCACCTTCTCCACTATTCAGTTTTTCGACTTGTTTGATCAGTTTTTCAGTCAGTGAACCAGCACGAGACTGTTTCTTAAGATCAGCAAAAGACATTTGT